TGAAGACTTATTACATTATTGATTCGTTAGGCGTAAGACAAGCAGTAGTAAAGGCAAACTCAGATATTCAAGCCGTAAACATTTACAAGAAAGACTTACCTGCGTATGTTGAGTACATAGTCCTTGCGGTAAGAGACGAGGAATTACCTTACTTAATTACTAACCTTAACAAAATCAAGTAATGAACATTAAAGACCAATACTTAGACCTATGTGAAGCAAGAGTTGAAGCTCTTGTCAAAGAGAATGAACTTCTTATGAAGTTTATATCAAGAGATTATTCCTTGAAGGGAATATCCGAAGAAACTGTTAACGCATTATTCCAATCTTTTAAGGCTAATGAAAATACCACCAAGAGTTAAAGTCTCTGAATACCCAGATGAATATGAAATCAACGACATTACAATACGAGACCACTTCTACCTCCACTTCGGGTTCTACGATTCAAGGAGCTTCTCAGAAGGATTCAGTACAAGAAACGCTAAATACCATAAAACTCCCCAAAACACCAAACTACTATAAGGGTAAGTATATGGGCATTGAAGCCTTTGATGTAGTAATGGACTTCCAAGAGGATAGCTACAACATTGGAGTAGCAATAGCCTACTTGTTACGAGCAGGAAAGAAAGAGGGTAACCCTATAGCTCAAGAGTTGAGCAAGGCTATACACCATTTGCAAAAGGAATTAGAATATGAACTTAACCATAGACCTTCACTTACCAAAGACGATAAGTCTTAATGCGTTATACGCAGGTAAGCATTGGACATTTAGAAAAAAGATAAAAGATGAATATAAAAAAATCGTTGAAAAGGAGTTGGCTCATTACGACCACAATACTTACAGACATATGTCTATCTCTATTAGGTACAATAGCCGCCTTGATGTGGACAACAATGTACTTGTTTCAAAATTTGTTGCTGATACTCTCGTTGCTAACAAATGGATTCTGGACGATAGCCCTAAATACTACAAGTCTTTGCGTATCGTCTTTGACGAGACTGTTGAAAAGAATTATAGTGAAGTTAAGATTGACCTAAGAGAATTGATTGATTAATTATTTTTTACTAACTTTGAATTATTAACTAAAATAAACAAGATGACTAAAACATCAAAAGTCGTAAACATCAAGAGCGCAGGTGCGCCTTATGAAAGTCAGTACGGAACTCTATATGGGTTCTATGTCACCTTTGAAAACGGAGACAACGGAAAGTACAACTCTAAAACAGAGGAGTGTGTAAAGTTTGTAATGGGTCAAGAGGCTACCTACGAGTACATACCTCGTGAGTATCAAGGCAAGACCTACTACACGGTCAAGGCAGTCAATCCTCAATTTGCAAGTCCTACAAGCACCCCTGCATCTACAGGAGGGTCTATGTCTACTAATGAGTCAATCATTCGTCAGACCGCTTTAAAAGCAGCAGCAGAGTTAGGTGGTACACCTGCTCAAGTAATGGTAAACGCTCAAGCGTTCGCTGATTGGGTTATGCAGAAAGCAGCAGCTCAAGCACAAGTATCTCACCAATCGCATATGCAAGGCAGAGAGCAACAACAAGCTCCACCTCTTGGTGACGATGGTCTACCATTTTAATCTATATTAGGGGGGGCATTAGCCCTCCCTTTTTTTATACCAAAATACCTATGAGCTTAATTAGTTTTGCAGACCTGCAAACAAAGATGGACGATATCCGAATGGGTAGAGTCAAAGAAGGTGAGACCTTCGGACAATGGAACTTAGATGACCACTTCAGATTCAAGTCTGGAAACTTCAATGTGATATTAGGACACGCAAATGTTGGTAAGACATCTGTAGTCTTATACCTAATGATGTTACAGAGCTTAAAGAATAATAAGCGGTGGCTAATCTTTAGTTCAGAAAACACACCACACTCACTTATAAAGAAGCTATCTGAGTTCTACTTGGGTAAGGTTTTACATAGTGTGGATGAGATGGAAATGCAACTTGCAATGAGTTGGATACAACAACACTTTATACTTATTGATAGCGATAGAAAGCTATACACCTATAAGGACTTGTTAGAAGAGGCTACAGACATCTACTCAGAAGACCCATTTGATGGGTTCTTAATTGACCCCTATAATAGTTTGTCAAAGGACAAAGATATGTTCTCTACTCTTGGCGGTCACGAATATGATTATGAAGCTGCAAGTAGTATGAGACAATGGGCTAAACAAAGAGATGTTGCTATCTGGTTAAATACCCACGCAGTAACACAGGCTTTAAGAATGAAGCACCCTGCAGGACACGAGTACGCAGGACACCCTATACCACCAAGTAGTGCAGATATAGAAGGTGGTGGTAAGTTTGTAAATAGGGCTGATGACTTTATGGTCATCCATAGATACATTCAACACCCTACAGAATGGATGTACAACCACATACACATTAAGAAGGTGAAAGAGGTGGAGACAGGTGGAAGACCTACGAGTATGGATGAGCCAATACGCTTTAGAAGTCTACCTAACAATGTAGGCTTTGAGATACACGGAGAGAATCTTGTTAATAAAAAAGAACAAAAGCAAAGTAATTTACCTTTCTAAAGCATATATTTAGTTATGAATCAATCCGTTAGCATCATATACATAGAGAACAAGGCACAGTTGTTGATGCAAATAGCCCAAGAGTTTAAGGATACAGACATAAATCTGTTCCTTGACCTCGTAAGCGTTTACACCGCTATGTGTAGTGCTACGGAATTGGTTAAAGAAGTACAAGATGTTATCTATGACCAAGAGGTAAAACTATTAGAACTAACTGAAGATGTACATAAATTAACAGAAATGCTATGAACTTTGCTATAGACATTGCACCCCTTGCAGGGATTCTAATAGGAATGAACTATTGGAACTCCGAGATGAATGACGATTATGAAAACCCTAAGTATCACTCTCTACAGTTGTGCTTAGGGATTTTTGCTTTAGTAATTACTTGGGAATCGGAATGACAGTCTTAAACCTACTTGCCAATTATCATAAGGAATGGCTCAAGATGGCACGGAGCTTTGGCGCAGGAGACTTTGCTGAGGACATTGTACAGAATATGTACATACGCCTAAATAAGTATGTAGAAGACCCACAGAGGATAATGTACAAGGGACAACCTAACAAGCTCTTCGTATGGGTAACGCTACGCAATATGGTAAGACAGTTCCAGAAGAAGAAAGACCTTATGGTCTACTCTGGAGATATGATAGAATTTGACCAAGCAGAACAAGAGTTTGATATGGTAGAGGCTCAAGGCTTTGAGAAGCTCATAGATAAGGTTTGGGAAAGTATGGAAGGATTACATTGGTACGATAAGAAAATGTTTGAAGTGTACCACACCACAGATATGTCTATGAGAGACATAGAAAAAGAAACAGGCATAAGCCTATACTCAATTTTTGACACATTAAAAAAATCTAAAGAATATGTCCGCAAAGAAATCAACGAAGACTACGAAGACTACTCCAACGGTGAAGCAGAACGCATCTAAAGGTCTTGGTGACGATATAGAGAAAATCACAAAAGCAACAGGTATCAAGAAGATAGTAGACACCTTTGCAGATATCACAGGTCTTGATTGTGGTTGTGATGCTCGTAAGGCAAAACTCAATAAACTCTTCCCTAAGAAGACACAACCTCTATGTCTTGTAGAAGATGAGTACAATACCCTCAAGGTATTCTTTAATGCTTTTGATGGTAGAGAGATTAAGACCATCTTTCACGAGCCGTTAAGCAGAATACACGCAAGGGTGTTTCAACATAAGTATTACATTCCTTGTACCTGTAGCCCTAAAGAGTGGAAGCGTAACATAGATGACCTAAGCAAGATGTATGGACAATACGAAGGTAAGTAGGCTCTTAATGGCTTGGCTCTATACACAAGGACACGAGGTAGTAGACTTCTCATTAGGTAGAGGTCTTACTACTTCTATTGGTGGTAAGGAGTATAAGTTTTGCTTTACAGATGAATACGGAGGTTATAAGGTAGGATACTCTCAAGGGGTGTTTACTTTCTATAATGGAGATAAACTATTAAAAGAAACGAATCTTAATGAGTTTTCTTAAAGGTGACATAGGTGAAGAGCTTTGGGTTAACCACTTGAAAGAGATGGGACACGAAGACCTTGAGACTGCGCCTAAGCGTAAGTTTTATGATTGGGATATAAAAAGTAGTATCAATGGTAAGACCTACACTTTTGAAGTTAAGTATGATTCAAAGGCTTATTGGTGGGCAAAGAGAAGAAAAACCCCAGACAAGCCTAATCTATACATAGAGTTCAAGAACACGAATAAGAATGAAGATTCTGGAATTAAAGCATCAAAGGCTACTTACTACATCTATATGTTAAAAGATGAAGAGAGAGTAGATGCTTATGTATTTGAAAGGGAGGGGCTACTGTCCCACCTATTAAGTGTTACTTACAAGACTGCAGGAAACTCTGCAACAGGTGATAATAACGCTTTAGGGTGGATACCTCCACTTGATAGTCTTGTTACTCAGAAATGTTTTTTACAGAAAGTTTCACTCAAAGTTTGATTGTTAATAATTATGTGTACATTAGCAGAAACTAAAACACATAACATCGTGAATAAATTTGAAGAACCTATTAGAACTCAAGTAGAATGGAATAAAATCAAAGACAGTTCTATGTCTATTATAGGAGAGTCTGAAAAAGCCTATTTGTTTGTTGTCTCTAAACTTGTTAAAAAAGGTACAAGTATGTCGTTTGAGCGTATTGACCGTGAGCAATGGATTCCTAAAAGCGTATGGGATAATGATAAAAACTTTGATACTTATCTTCTTGGTGGAGATAGAGGTGTAGAGGTAACTACATTCAACCCACCTTATTTCTTAAAATAAACCAAAACTTATTATTATGTCTACAAAAAGAAAATTCACT